GCCCTGCGCGGCCTGAACGTCGGGCGCGCGTCCGGCGGCGAGTTCGGCCGGGCGGCCCTGGAGCACGGCGGCGACATCCTCGCCCGCCTGTCCGACCGCCTGCAGCGCAACGGCCTGACCAACGACGGCGTCGCGACCATCCGGCGCGTCTTCGGTGTGTCCAGCGGCAACGGCGCCGACTTCATCCCTGGCGAGGTGATGCTCCCCGAGATGATGCGCGTCGCGACCGCCGCGATCATGGACAGCCCGGTGGGTCTGTTCATCCAGAAGACGCTCAACGACAAGAACGTCAAGAGCCCGCTCGGCACCGCGCGCCCCCGCCCCTACCTGCAGGGCGCCGCCAGCGCCTCGGCCGCCGCCGACTTCATTACCTCGGCGATGGGGACCAGCAGCCTCGCCTACGCCGTCAAGGACATGGCCTGCGCCGTGATCTACGACCGCAACGCCGACGCTGACAGCATCATCAGCTACCTCCCCGAGCTCCGCGCGCAGATCGCCGAGGCCATGAGCCTCGCCCTCTTCGACGCGATCATCAACGGCGACACCAACGCCACCCATCAGGACAGCCTCACCGCTTGGGCCCCCGAGGGCGTCTTCCCCGTCGGCACCCCGTCGGGCGGCAGCGCGGTCGGCGGCAGCCTCGACCACCGTCGGAGCTTCCTCGGCCTGCGCGCCCGCGCGCTGGACATCGGCACCGCGGCCAAGAAGGATCTCGCTTCGACCTACACCTTCGCGAAGATCCAAGAGATGCACAGCCAGATGAGCGCCGGCTGCGGTCAGGACATGTCCCGCGTCGCGGTCTTCGCCTCCTTCGCCGAGATCCTGAGCAAGTTCAGCACGATGGATCAGGTCGCGACCCTGGAGAAGTTCGGCCCGCAGGCGACCATCCTCAGCGGGCAGGTCGCAGCCATCGGCGGCCGCCCCGTCATCCGCGCGTGGCCGCTCGGCCGCACCGGCGCGGAGACCGGCGCCTTCGACACCGCCGGCGTCCACAACGCCACCAGCGGCAGCAACACCAAGGGCGGCGTGGTGATGGTCGACCTCAACCGCTACATCCTCGGCACCCGCCAGGGCCTGCGCGTCGAGAGCGACGTCAACATCCTCAACAACACCGGCGCGCTGGTGGCTTCCGGCCGCTACGCCTTCGAGAGCCCCGACCACGCGAGCGCGCCCACCACGGGCTCCATCGTGAACGTGGTGTACGGCTACAACGCCTCCTGATCCACCCCCAGCGCCTCTGAGGTGACCCCATGTCCCAACCCATGACCCGGCAGGTTGACCTCCTGCTCATCCGTGCCGCCGCCGGCACCGTCGACGGCGACGTGTACGTCAACCCCCTGCCCGTGAAGCTCCGCATCATCAGCGGGTACTTCACCCCGCAGGCTGCCGTCACTGCGAACGACACCAACTACGCGACGGTGACCCTCGCGAACGGCGCGACCACGCTGCACAGCTTCGACACCCGGACCAGCGGCAGCGGCGGCACCGGCGACCTAGCCGCGACCACGCCGATTGCCCTGACCTTCGCGGCTGCCGCGGTCGGCACGATCCTTGAGATCGCGCCGGGCGCCGCCATCAAGCTGAACAAGACCGTCGCCGCGTCGGGCGTGGCCATCTATGGCCGGTACTCGCTCCTCTGCGAAGAGGTCCGCACCTGATGCCCCGCACCCCCGCCGACGCCCCCACGCCGGCGGGGGCCGCCCTGCCGGGCGCTGAGGCCCCTGCAGCCGCCCCCGCGATCGCAGGCAGCCCGGCGCCCGGCCATGCCCTCCCGCGCGCCTACGCAGCCGTAGGCCGCGCCCCGGCCGGCCCCGCGTACCTCACGCGCCGGCTGGTCACCGCCCCGGGCCCCCAACGCGCCCCGGGCGACCCCGACGCCCCGGACGGCCCCGCCGAACCGACCGACCCGTATGGGGTGCCGCCGTGCCTGTGATCACCGCCGCCGCCGCGCGCCTGCAGATCCCCGGCCTGACTGGGACTGCGGAAGACAGCAAGATCGAGACGCTGATCGACGTGGCCGACGCGATGATCGCCGCGGCGGTCTGCTCTGCCATGCCGGACAACGGCGCGCCGACGCTCGGGTCCACGACCTACACCCTGATCGAGCCCGAAGTGGTCGTCAGCGAGGACGGTTACACGCTGCTGGTGCGCGTTCCCAACATCACTGCGGTCACCTCGCTCCACGTATCCACCTCGCGGGTCTGGGACGCCTCGACGCTGCGGGACAGCGCCGGCTATGTCCTCGACGCCCGCACGTCGATGATCGAGATCGACCCGTCATACCCGCCCCTGCCGCTGACCCGCCGGTCTGTGCGCGCCGTCGTGACCGCGGGATGGGCGACCCTGCCCGATGACCTTGCACACGCCGTCGCGGTCCTCACGCGGCATCTCTTCGACCTGCGGCACGGTCAAGGCCGGACCTCTGTCAGCGAGGCCGGCATCTCCACGTCCCTGCGCCCCGAGACGATGCCCGATGCTGTGCGCCAGATGATCGCCCGCTACGCCATCCCGGTGGTCTGATGACCGCCGCCGAGGCCGCTGCGATGTTGAAGAGGCTCGGGGCCGGCGGCTTCCGTGCGGCGGTCGGGCGGACGATGGTGGAGGTGAGTCTCCGAGGTGAGCGATACGCGAAGAGGTACGTCGAGACCCATAAACTGTGGCAGAGCGGCCACCTGTTCCGCTCCGTTGTCGGCTCCGTGCGGGACACCCCGCAAGGCCCTGAGGCAGTGATCAGCGCCGGCGGCAGGGTCAACGGCGGGGCGTCGGTGCGCTACGCTGGGACGCACGAATACGGCGCGACCATCCGGCCGAAGCAATCTCGATACCTCCGCATCCCACTCCCGCCCGCGCGTACCGGCGCAGGGGTCGACCGCTACGGCGGCCCTCTGCGGCAGTCCGGGGCTGGCCTCTTCACCGTGTTCCGCGCACAAGACGGGCGGCTGTTCCTTCGGCACAAGCCGTCGGGCCAACTGTGGTATAAGCTGGTGCGGCAGGTAACCATCCGCGCGCGCCCCTTCCTGCGCCCGGGTGCCGCGTTAGCAGCCGACGACTTCCCCAAGGTGCTCGCGAAGCACATCACCGCCGAGCTAAAGCGTGTCTGACCGCGATACCACAACCACAGACGTCATGACCGCCGTGGGGACGATGCTCCTCACCGCGTCGGGCCTGACGGCGGAGCGCGTGACCTACGGCGCGACTGACCGCCCCCCGGTGACCGGTGACTGTGTGGCGTGGCGCATGGTGACAACGTCATCGCCGCCGAACGGTCCCGCGGCCCTCACGCGCTTCGAGACGGTGGCGACCTTCGAGCTGCGCATGTGGGCGCAGGGCACGGCAGACACCCCCCTTGCCCGCGACATCGCCGCCGTGGGTCTGTGGCAGCGCGTGCGCGCCGCGACCATCACCGACCGAACGCTCGGGGCGATGGTCCGGGACGTGGTCTTGGGCGAGCTCACCGCGCCGTCCGCGGCCGCCGACGTCGGCGTGCCCGTGGGCTGCGCAACCGCGATCCTCACTGTCCGCTGGCAGTGGCAGGCGGTGCCCTAATGGCTTGGATCACCGCATCCAACGGGTCAAACTACGCTTTCCGTGTGGCTGTGACGTGCGACACCACCGGCGCAACCCCCCCCGGCGCCGCGGTTGTGGCGCGCTTGACCATCAGCCCGGACCTTGTGCCTTTCTGGGACAACGTCCAGAGCAACGGCTACGACGTGCGCTTCGCGACCGCGGGCGGGTCCGTCATCGCACACGAGCGCGCGACGTGGGACCACACGAACCGGATCGCGATCTTCGACTTCGAGGTTGACCTTCCGGCGACCGCCCCGGCCGGCGCCGTCCGCACAATCTACCTGTACTGCAGCCCGGCGACCGCGGTTGCTGTTGACCCCACCGCCGGCCCCTTCGCCAACACCGTCAATGCCTATGCCGAGCCGGGGCGCATCATGCCCGCCGGCCGCGCCATCCTCTGGGATAGCCCGTCGTGGTCGCAGTCGGCGGGGTCCAACACCCCGACCCCCGCGCAGACCGCCGTGGTCGGCGTCAATGAGTACCGCCACATCTACGCAGTCCTGGGCTGGTCCCTGCGCTTTCAGGCAGGCTACAGCTACAACGGGTCCGACGTCTTCGAGGACGTCGATTGGCTCCACGTCGCAACGAGCGGCGGCCACGCCAGCGCATCGAGTTGGATGCTCGCCGCGAACCTTCGCCTGTTCACCGACGAAAGCGGCCACACCGTGCGCTCTTTGGTCAACGTGCAAGACGCCAGCGACGGGCTCGCGGTCCTCCGCGTCGGTTGGTCGGGCTTCCTGACCGAAGAGCGGCACTACCTGAAACTCCGCGGCATTGCCCCCGCGATCTGATAGACCCCCACCGACACACCGGAGGCCCCCATGGCAGTCCCCTACAGCGCTCGCGGCTCCGGCATCAAGGTCGGCGTCGAGGTCACCCCCGGCACAGCCGTCAGCCGGACCCTGTCCTGCGAGATCAACGGGTCGACCCTGACGTCGACCCGCACCCGCAACGTCCGCGGGCGCCTGTCGCACGCAACGGCCGGCTTCGCCAAAGACGAGTTCGTCGCCGGCGTCGACGTCGGCGGGACCGTGACCCTGCCCGTCAGCTACAACGGCCTTGGCCTGCTCATCCGGGCCGCCCTCGGCGCCGCCGCGTCGTCGGGCACCGGCCCCTACACGCACACCTACACCCCCGCGGCTGCCCTGCCCTCGCTGACCATCGAAGAGATCTACGGCGACAGCGGCCGGTCCATCATCTACAGCGGATGCAAGGTCAACAGCCTCGGCGTCAGCGTCACCCCCGGCGCCGAGGCGTTGTGGAGCCTCGACATCATCGGCATGAAGGCCGCCGCCGACGGGTCCGCCGGCTCGCCGTCCTACCCGGCAAAGGTCTTCGCCGAGGCGTTCGAGTGCGTCGTGACGTGGGGCGGGTCGTCCATCGGCACCGTCAAGAGCGTCGAGGCCGCCATCACCAACGGCGCGACCCGCCGCCCGCAGGTCGGGGCCCTGACCAGCGCCGAGCCGTCCGTCGGCGTGCCCCGGCGCGCGACTGCGACCATCGTCGTCGACAAGGACAGTTTCAGCCCCCGCATCGCCGAGACCGCCGACACCACCGGCGATCTGGTGCTGACCTTCACCGACACCGCGACCGGCGCGAAGACGATCACGATCACCCTGCAGGACTGCCGGGCGACCGTGACCGAGACGGTCGGCGGGTCGATGGCTGACCTGACCACGTCCGTTGCCTTCGCGTCGAACGACACCCCGTCCATCGTCATCGTCAACGCCGAGTCCTCCTATGACTCCTGAGCAGCCCGGCACCCCCAGCCCCGCCGCGCCGGACGTGCTCAGCGTCCTGCGCGCCGCCGCCGTGCCCTTCACCGCCGTCTGCCAGCCCGCCGACGGCGACCGCCCCGCGCTCTACTGGCGCGTCCGGCGCCTGTCGCCGGGGCAGGCTGCGCAGGCCGGGGTGTTGGAGGGCTTGGTCGGCGGGGCGCTGGCGAAGATCGAGGCCGCGTCGTCCCGCGCCAAGCGCGGCGAAGACGTTGACCTTACGGCGATTGGGGTGGAGACGCTCCAGACTGCCGCGATGTCGGCTGACCGAGTCGTGATGATTGTGGTTGACGGGGTGTCGCTTGACGGGGTGACGTGGACCCCGATGCGCCTCGTCAACGCCGGTGAGGATGACCCCGAGGCCGGCACGGTAGGCATCCAGACCCTGCCGTGGGGCACCGTGTGGGATTGCCTCGACGCCGCAACGGGCTTCGCCCGGGAGGCAGCCAAGTTGGTGGCATCCTTTCTTGGGCGCCCAGCCGGGACTCCCGCTGACCGCTGACCTCGCCGCGCGGCGGTACGGGGTGCGCCCCTCGGCGCTCATCGGGATAGACTGCCCGTGGCAGGCGCTCTATCTCGACGCCGCCGCCGCCCTTGCCGGCGAGCGCCACGACGCCGAGCACAGCCCCCTCGCTGCCCTCCTGACCGCGCTGACCGGCGCCCGGTGACCCCAGATGTCCGACGTCATCAACGTAGTCATCAGGGCCCGCGATGAGGCGACCAAGTCCCTGCTGAGCGCCGGGAACGCAGCCGATGCCCTCGCCGAAGCGCAGGCGGAGGCTACCAAGACCGGCGCGGCCCTTGAGCAGCAGGCCGCCGAGACCGCCGAGGCGATGAAGGGGCAGGCCGCGGCGACGCAGGCGGCCGCCGACCGGACTGCCGGCGGGGATACTTCACCCGACGGCGCGCCGGGGGCGATCAAGAAGACCGCCGACGCAGCCGACGACGCTGCGGGGTCTGTCAGCAACCTGAACGGCCGCGTGATGACCCTGCGCTACAACCTCGCGGACGTAGCTCAGCAGTTGGCCGGCGGTGCGAACCCGTTCATGGTCATCATGCAGCAGGGCCCCGAGATCGCGGGCGCGCTCGGCAGCGCATCCGAGGCCGCCGACGTGCTCAAGGCCGCGCTGGGCGGGTCGATGACCGTCGTCGCTGCGGCCGGCGTCGCGGTCGCCGCGTTGGTCGCCGCCTACGCGGTCCTTGCGAACCAGTCTGAGCAGGCCGCCGAGGCCACCGGACGGCTTGCCGCGCGCATGGAAGAGGCTGGCGCGCGCGCCGATGCGGCCCGCCCCTTGCTTGAGGGTATCCATGCAGCACTGGTGAGGCTCCGCGGCGCGAACGACGACGCTGCGCTCGCCTTCAAGGAACTCACCGGCGAGATCGACAAGCACGAAGCCGCGGCTACGCGGTCGCGCAATGCGCTCGCCGAGGACTACCACGACCAAGAGCGCAACCTCGCCGGCATCATCGAGAAGGAGCGCGAGGTCATCCGCACGCGGGAGACCGCGATCAAGGCCGCAGAGACCGCCATCGGTCTGACCAACAGCATGTCAGCCGACGAGGTTGTTCTCGCGCAGAACGAGATCGAGAACGCCCGCGCCCGGCTGCGCGCCGCCGAAGAGACGTCGGTGGCGTTGAAGGCTGAGAAGGGTGAAGCGCTCGCGCTGATCGATGCCAGCGAAGAGTACGGCCGGGAGTTGGAAGCGCAGAGCGAGGCCGAGAAGGAAGCCAACCGCGCCCGCGCCGAAGCCGCCAAGCGCCTCGCCGAGATGCGGCGCGAGTACGACAGCCTCGTCAAAGCATTGGAAGCCTTTCAGGACGCCGAGCGCGCCGCATCGGCTCTGGGGCCGGTGGCGAACCTCATCCCTGCGCAAGCGATTGACGACCTGCGCGCCCTGCAGGCCGAGCTTGACCAGCTTGCGCCGCCTAAGAACGCGCTGACAGCCTTTCAAGCCATCGAGCTCAGGTTGCTCGACATCGAGCGCGCAGCAGCCAAGATTGGCGCCCCGCAGGTAGCTGAGGCAGCCCGTGAGCAGGCGCAGGCGGCGATGGAGGGCTTGACGTCGAAGGCGATGGCAGAGGCCGCCGCCGCCATCGAAGAGCTCGGGACTATCTTGGGCAAGATGTACCAAGAGTCCATCCAGAAGGCCGTCAACGCCGGCAAGATGATCGGCCAAGTGCTCGCGGGCGACATCGGCGGCGTCCTGTCCAGCATCATCCCCAAGCTTGGTGCAAAGCTAGGGGAGGCCCTCGGAAACATCGCCGGTGACGGCATGTTCGCCAAGCTCGCCGCAGCGATCCCGCTGATCGGTGAGGCAATCGCAGCCGGTATCAGCGGCCTGCAGTCCTTGGGCGAGAATGGCGCCAAGGCGACGTCCAACGCAATCGTAGAGCAGATCCAAAGCATCATCAAGGGGCTAAGCAACCTGCCTGCGCTGATCGTCCAGTTGGTGCCGGACCTCATCGTGAAGGTGCTCCCTGATCTGATTGTGCACCTCGTCAGCATCATCCCGCGCATGGCTGTTGCTATCGCCATTGAACTTCCAATCGCCATCGTCCGTGGCGTCGTCGGTTGGTGGCGCGATATCGGCGGGTTCCGGGGCATCGCGGCATCCATCGCTGACGGCGTGCGCACTTGGTGGCGCGAGACGTGGGATCGGGTCCGGGCGTGGCTCCGCGACATTTTCACCCCGGGTGACCAAGGCCGGGGCCGGCGGGTCAGCGATGCCCGCGCCGAAGACCTGCGCGCCATGCAGGCCGCGGCGATGGCAGTCACAGACCCCCGCGGGCGCCCGGGGCAGCCGACCGATGCGCGCACCTACAGCCGTCGAGGGGGCGGGCCGCAGCCTGCCGGGCCGACACTGGTCATCCAGGCCGCGTCGCTCCACCCCGACGTGGTGCCCGCGGCCCTGCGAGACATCGACAGGATGACAAGGCCGGGCGGCCTGCGCCGTGGTACAACGGGCCTGGGGGGCACCTGATGGCTTCGCGGTTCTACTGGTACGCCCCCGGGTCTGCGCGCTTGCTCACGCTCGACGTGTACCCCGCCGCCCTGCAAGCCGATGTCGAGGCCGTCGCCGAAGGGGTGTCGCCCCTGTCCGGCCGCGCGGTGCGGGTTCAGCAGGGCGTGCGCTGGCGCGTGACCCTTGACCTGCAGGCCGTCAGCGAAGACGACCGCTATGGCTTGCGGACGCTGGTGTCGCACCTGCAGCGCGGCGGCGCGGTTGGCTTCGCGCGCGACCCGGACAAGGCCCTACTGGCATGGACCGTCAGCGCAATCACGCCGGGGACGTCGTCGTTCCTGACGTCGGGTGGGTCGCAGATGTTGGCATGGGAGCCGTCCGCGGCGCTGGTGTCAGGCGACCGCCTCATCGTCCAGAGCCAAAACCCCGAGGGCATCATCGAAGAGCCGATCGCGACGTCGGTGTCGTCGGTCGGTCTGGTGACCCTGTCCACGCCAATCCGGTCGCGGATGGCACAGACCCCGATTGCCGTCCGGCCCTACGGGTTCTGGCCTGTGCTGGTCATGGAACCCGGCGACACCCCTGAGATCCGCAGCGACCGCGAGCTCTACTACGACGTGACGATGACCCTGACCGAGCACCCCGCGCACTTGGCCGCCCTGCGCGGGGTGACGCTGGGGGGCGCGACCACGCCGCACACGGCCCCGCTGGCGATGTCGCTTGACCAAGCCATCGGCCGCGCACCGGGACCGTCCGGCTTCGTGGCCTCAGCCTTCCGGGTGCGGACGTGAGTTGGCCCGCCGACTTTCGCGCGCGCCTCGACAGCGGGGCGCTGGCGCCGATCTACGCGCTGACCGTCGACGGGTCGCCGGTCATCCTGACCACCGCCGATGTTGCGGTGTCGGGCGGCTTGGGATTGACCGTGGCCCCGTGGCTCGACATCGGGGCGTTGACCTTCGGCAGCGCCGGCGTCGCCCCGATTGAATGGACACCGGAGGCCGGGGCGTGGCGCTTCGGGGTGTTGGTCGGCGCGCCGGGCGACGGCAGGCTGCTGACTGCCCTGCGCGCCCTGCGCCGGGGCAATCTGGTCAGGCTCCGGATGGGTTTCCCGGGGATGCCCTACACGGACTACCAGCCGGTCGCAGCGGGCCGCATCGCCGGGATCGCCA